AAATATCTTGTCATCAACTTTAAGTGCTAATGCAAGTAACTCTGTAAAGGCACGGGCAAACATTGAGTGAGCAGTTTTGATTTGTGTATCAAATCCACCCATAAGTGCTTGAACACCACGGCCTGTAATAATTGAAGCATCTGAATTACCTGTACGAGTTTCTGGAAAACGAGAACCTAAACGGAGTTCGCTTTCAAGAACTTGTGACTGTGCGAACACATTATTAGGTAGTTCAAGCGGAACTCTACGAATTTCATTAGGCTTTGAGGAACGCATAACTGCATCTGGTCCAAGGGCTAACTCCTGTGTATCTTGAGGCATTGCTATAGGTGCCTGAACGGATTTAGTTGCTGCTTCTAGGGAAAGCAAAGCATAGCGAGCCTTAGCAACTTGAATTGCCAATACATCATCAAACTGTCCACGGGAGATACCATCAATAGATGGGCGTTGAATAACACGCATTAACACTTCACCCATTGGGTTCTTAGCACGGTCAAGAATTAAATTACTACGATTAGGTAAGAATAAAACATCTTGGTCTTTATCATGGAAACGAACAATCTCTGTCATAGTTGACTGGTTGTTCTTATCGTAAATTAAATGAGCAATCTCTGGATACTGCGCCATAAGTTCTTCAGTTGATTTATTCATTCTCTGGAAAAACATTTGTACACGGCCATAGCGGTCAACTACTGGATATGAACCAATAGAATCTAAGAAACGAATGCGAGGCATTTGAGCATCTACATCAATTTCAACTTGTCCTACAACAAAACCGTAGGTAACATATCGGTCAGCAGCAGTAAACATTTGAGTTTGTAGATTTGAAAAGTCAACAATACCGTTAACAATTTCTTCACGCTTGTCCGCTTTTCTACGAGCAGTCTCAGACACCATAGATGTTGAGTTACAGTTAAAAGCAGGTAATGGTGCAATTACTTCAGATAAATCTCGGGCAGCAATATCAACCATATTTGCAACGATTGGATTTTCAAATGGGCCGTCTGGGAATAAATCTGGGTAGACATCACGCATCTTGCCTTGGCGAACTAATAAAACTTGCTCCATGCGATTATCTCTGTCATTGGCATCACGGCGATAACGGTCATAGATTGTTTTAATTTCGTCAATGGAAAGTGCCATATCCACCTCCTTCTTTAGTTAAATGCAAGGTCCCCGATTGGGATGTTGACTTGCTGGGATTTATCATATTTAGTATGAAACATACTTGCCCTTGCATGTGTACGAGCAAAGTAGTTTGCATTTGAAACTCTGTCTCTTATTGCCAATTCAGTAAACCAGAAAGCCATAACGCAGTCAGTCTTTTGGGACTTAGGCGCATCTGGATACCAGGTTACTAATTGTTCTATTAAAGCCTTTAAACCTTCAGACATGTGGGTGGAAGGAAACTCAATTAAATTATTACCTTCTTCATACCCATGAAATAATGTAGTGAGGGATGCAACTCCAAAGTCAGTATCCCATTTATTATTTCCTGTATGGTGTTCCTTAAGTGTTGCACCCCTCATTGATAGGTATTCCCGTACCTCACGGTCCTGGGTAAGCATTGCTTGAAATGCATTCTTTTCAACACGCCACTCAGAAACTTGGTATTTGTCTGTCCAGTCTTTAATCAATTCTCGTATCGCATCAGGCTTCATACCTGGCTGGTTGGATACATCTAATAGATAACGCTTTTGAGTTGCTATATCTACGGCAATACAAACTGCTGCGGTATACCCTGCCATGGCTGGGTCAAGTCCTGCTACAACAATAAGTCCATCCATACCATAAGTACGGTTACCCGCTTTACCTTTAGGTATGATGCCAATGTTTCTAGCACCGTTAATTACACCCTTGATAGCCTCGGCTGGAAATACAGAATCTTCATGTACATGTTGTTGTTGATAAACCATAGCCCACAAATTTGGAGACATACGGCTACGCTTTTTAGATAAAGCCTCACCATCCCACTTAACATAGAAACCATCTTTATCTGGAATACCTCTACCTGATACGGGAGGCATATTGGTTTTAGGCCAAAGGGTTACCCAGTCTTTATAGTCATCAGCAAACTCTAAAACCGCAGGCTGAGCAAAGTATGTCCATGGGGACTTCTCATCTGGGTAGCGCATTGGTTCACGCAATTCGGAGTATAAATCTTTTGGCCGTAGACGAGTACCTACAACTAGAAGTTTACCTCCGTCATTGTCAATACGAGACATAACTTCAGATTGAATCCAGTCAATTTGCTTTTCATATTCATGGGCGTTGGTATGGTCAACACAGTCATCCATAATAATTAAATCAGCACGGGCACCGTAAATATGGCCACGAATACCGATGGCTTGTACGGTAGGGTCCTTTTCACCAGAGTCTCTTGCTTCTGATGATAAGTAAATTAGGTCCTGCTTCCACGAATCAGAGTTCTTTTGAAAACCGCCTGGAGGTCCAAAGGCGAGATGTAAGTCCTGATAACGAGGATGAGTGAGTCTGTTCTTGATGGAGAGCAGGAATTTCTGTGCCATAGCCTGTGTCTTGGATACAACCAAGATACGGATGTTTGGGTTACGGCAAATCTGATACAACGCATAGTTCACGGTAATGGTTGTAGACTTAGCATGTTCTGGGGGAGTATTAACAATAATTAAATCAGGGTCCCCAGGCTCATAAATAATTGAGGGGTGTACTTCGGAAGGGGTGGTACCTTCCAATAAATCAATCCAGTGTTTTTGATGGGTAAAGACATTTACCCCTAGGTACTTGGATGAAAACTCTGGGAAGGGTGGTAGTTCAATGGCACCAGTCTGTAGTTCACCTCTGGCGGTCATAGACCTAACCTTGTCTATTTGTACGGCGAACTCGGGGTCCACCTTACGATAGTATTCATAGGTCTTAACACTTCGCCCGACAGCATCACAGGCTTTGACTACTGAGTAGCCTTCCATTAAAAATTCTATTATCTGCTTTTTAATTGCATCCGACTTATGGGATGCAGCAGTAGTTCTTTTTCTTTCCATAGGCAGTAGCAAACGCGGAAGTATTGGAGCGTTGCCTTAATCCTTTCCTAACCGTAGGCTGAAGCCCCAAGGCGGAAGCCGTAGGTTAGGGCTTATACTAGGGACACCCCCATAGGGGTGTCTTTGCTTAAGCGTAGGGCTCCCATTGTTTTGCCCTACAGTATACTATTAGGTGTCCGCAGGACACTTATTGGACATTTATTTTAAAAGTTTTTTTATATATTTTTACGCCATCGGTAAAACCAGTATAAGACAATACTTAATGACCCCTAGCAAACTTATGTGGGTAGATACACACTCACTCATTCATACGCATATTTAAAAACCCTGGGTCAAAACATTTGTCGTTCACTCCTTTATATAACCAAATGCAAAGCAAGCAGGGGGCAAGCAGGCAGGCAAGGCAGGGGCTGGGCTGGATTAGATTGCAAGCAGGCGACAACTAGCCCCCGCCCCCTTAATCGCTACGGGGAGCAGGGCAGGCTAACCATCAAGCAAAGGTTGAGAGTTATGCATCGCAGGGCTGGCATCTCATTATGTGAGACAAGCGCAGGCAAAGGGGGCTTTATAACACTTTCGTTATAATTCAAAATAAGCGGGTTTTGGTAGTTGACAATCGGCAACTGTCGGATTTATGCTCAGCCTATGAAATCAAATCGGTTTCATAAGACAGGAGAAATAAAATGAAATCAGCAGTTAAGACACCAAAGGCCGTAAACGGTGAGGCTTTATCTTTAATCACCAAAGCAATGGAGAAGGCTCACCAAATCATCAAAGAAGAAACGGGAGCCCCTTCTGCCACAATTTTGATAACCCGCAATTTAAAAAATGCAAAAGCACACTTTACCCCTTACACCCCATGGAAGAATGGCGACATTACATTTAATGAAATCGCCTTCAATGCTGAATATTTCAATGATGGAGCGGTTAATGTTTTGCGCTCCTTATTGCATGAGGTGGCTCACTCTCTAAATTGGCAAAATGGGATTAAGGACTGCTCATCAAATCAATACCACAATAAAAACTTTGCGCTGACAGCAGAGGCTTTGGGACTTAAGACAGAGAAAGCCCCAAAAATTGGATTTACTGCCACAGGCATCACAGAGGAAGGCTTGAAACGATGGGATAAGGCGCTGAAAGTTATTGATTGCGCCCTTAGCATTTCTGCCCTCTCAGCAGGTGAGGCAAAGCCAAAAGGCAGAAACACCAATTTAATTAAAGCGGAGTGCGGTTGTGGAAATGTAATCCGCCTAAGCCGTGGAGTTCTGGAAAGTGGCGTAATTTGCAAAGCGTGTGAGGAGGATTTCCAAGAGGCTTAAGACTTAAGACAGAAAGCCCCCCGCCCGATTTAATCGGCACAGGCTTACGACCTACGGGGGGCACGGTGTGATTAACCTCACACGGTTTGGTAATTGACAACTGCCAGCCGTAGGAGGAAAATCAGCCACAGCAGGAAAACAGATTAGGAAAGTTTCTTAATCTGACTTAAGACAGGAGAAAACAAATGAATACAATCAAGCAAATGGCAGAAGAAATACGCCTTGATTTATTTAGTGGCAGGGCGTTGGAAGATGTCAAAGACAGAGCAGGCGAAATTGTAGACGGGTATCTACCTATTTACAATAACCAAATCGTAGAAGAATGGCAAAAAATGCCTATTGAATACGACAACAGAGGAAGCGCAGAGTTAGGTTATAGCGGTGAAATTAACATCATTAACTTAATGAGCCTTGACCTTTATTTATATTATACAGATTTATTTTATGAAGCAGTTAAAGAAGTTGAAGCAACATTAGAGGAGGCTATCTAATGAGACTTAAGACAGAATATGTCCACGAGGTGGAAATGATTTATGAAACCACGGGCGATTATATGAGTTTCAAATTCAGGGCTGACGAAGAAACCGACCCCATGGAAATCTTCAAACAGTTTACAGATAACTGCTCCATCGTTGTCCTCAGCGTGGAGGAGGAAGATGTAGAAATTGAAGAAGAAGAAACAGGACTTAAGACAGAAGTGGGGGCTATCTAATGAGAGACGACATCACAATCGCAAGCGTTAGGGTTCTAACTATTGCCCGATTGTTGGAGGAGTATGCCAACTCTGAGGCTGAGGGTGCATTACCTACAAGCAAGCGGGAAGCGTGGAATGTAGCACAATATTTAAGACTTAAGACAGAGGAGGTGAACGCATGATTGACTGGGAAAACTTTTTAAATGTAGGGCTGAATGATTACGGCTTTACATTAGAGGGCTACTTTGGAGATATTTATATCCCTTGGCGCACTCTTATCCTTGCAGGTTTAATCTTTGCAGGATTTAAAATTAAATCATGGCTTAAGACACGAAAAGGAATGTGATGTAATTCACAGCCCTAAACCATTGACAGGTGGCAGGTGTTCGCGACACCATTAGGGCACTAGCAAGGCGGGAGATACCTACCTTGTGAATTAAGACAGGAGAACAAGATGGCTAAATGGACTAACGCAAAGGGCGACACCATCACCACAAGCGGGACTATTTATACGATTACAAAGAATGGCTACGCCTCTCATTGTGATGTTGCAAGATGGAGCATGACGGCTGAGAAGTGGATTAGAAACGACATAGCCTCAGGTTATTACAGCGATTTTACTGAGGTAGTAGAACAGTCTGACTTAAGACAGGAAGTTTATTGTGGCGATTGTTTGGTCAGCATTAAGGAGTGTGCCCACGCATGAACCTAACTAAGCGAGGCCGTAGAGTTAGGGCGGGGCTACTGACCGCTCTACTGCTGGCTATTATATGGCTACTAAATGACATGACCACACCCGACCAATGCAAGGTTGAGTTTGAAAACTTATCTCAATTTTGCCTTGACCTACTATACAAATAATGTATTAAGACAGGAGACAAAATGAACTGCAATTTATGTGGGTGTGATGGAGCATACTTGGCACACAAGATTGGAAAAAAACTTGTTTCAATCTGCGGTGATTGCTGGTATCAAGAAACTAAATATGTATTAAGACAGGAGGATAGCAATGAGTGAGATGTCTATAAGTTGGGGCGAGTTAGCACAATTAACCCACGCCACACAAGTAGCACAATTTAATTTCTGTATGTGTGAGGATAATGAAAGCAACGAAAATCCTTACAGCGATTGTCCAAGTAATGACTTAAGACAGGAGGCATGATGGCATACGGTAAGTGTTGGGTATGTGGTTCGGTAATGACGGGCGACAGCCAAACAATGGAAGGCAAAGTTAAGTGCGATAGATGCGGTTGGATTTCGCACAAAGATGGAAGTTATTAAGACGAGGTTGTCTTAAGACATGAGACTAACATCACATCAAAGATAGTTGACAACAGTTAACTGGCAATGATAATGTTCTACCAACACCAACAGACAGGAGAAATACAATGGCAACAATAACAATGCAGGTTGATGATAAAGAGTTATGGAGTGCAGTATTTGGTGCAAGCCCTTTCTCTTTCGGAGACCATTTTATTGAGGCTGAATACTTAGATGATGCCAACTGGGAAACCGTGGGCCGTATCAAAGTAGTAGCCCTTGATGAAAACGATGAGCGAGTTGAAAAGATAATTGGCATAGATGATTTAGCCAAGGCTCTACCAATCGCTAACCAACAGGTTTACATGGACCTGTTTGACTTTGACAATTACGACAGCATTTGTGCTGATGCAGTGATGCAGGTGGCCGTGCTTGGCAAAGTAATCTACGGATAAATCGGACTTAAGACAGGAGAAATATAATGTTAGTTAAAGATGCACTTGCAATACTTAATGACTTACCATTAGATGCTGAGATATGTGCTCAATGGTATGAAAAAGAAGATATGGAATACTCAGATGAAACTATTTCTGATGAAGTATGGAGTGAGGCTAATCGTTTAATGGATAAGTGGGAACTAACAGACCTACGCTACCAATTAGATGATGCCATAAGAATAGCAAGAGACAACTTAGCAAAGGAGAAAATATAAATGGGAGCATCACCGATATACAAAGTCTATGACCCACTTGGTGGGTATGTAGCATCATGCAAAGATACAGAGGGGGCATCACTATTGATGGACCTATACGGAGAAGGTAGCACTATCCGTTATGACCATCGCCTTATTGTGTGGACAGAAGGTAAAGATGGGCGAGCCTCCAACTCTTACGATGAAACCCGTGAGAAAATTACTCAACGATTACTACAACGGTAATCATTACTTAAGACAGGAGAAATACAATGCTCGGATATAAGAATGAAGATATACAGAAAATGGGGGGAGCAATAAACATTTCTCTCCGTTATTTTAAAGATGGTTCAGAAGTTCAGAAGGGTTTGTTAATGGTTCACGATTTACTAGATGGACTATTGGCAGAAGGATATGTAAGTGATGAGGTGAAGCCTCATGTCTGAGCCACAATGGATACATGGCGACCCGATAGCACTGAGCCTAAACAACTGCGAGAGTTGTGATAATGCTGAGTGCTCATGCGGTGAGCCTGACCCCGACACTATGTATAACGAGATGATGGAGGGCTGACATGGAACTTGAAGTTGGTTCAATACTTAAGACAGAAACCGCCTTTGATAAAGACATGACTATCACCCATGATGGTAAAGAATACAGAGTTGTCTTGCACTGGGACTGGCATGATGGCTTTGAGGCTACATGGTTAGATGATGAAGGTAGGTTTGTATCAACACCCGACTGGGTAGATGATGAAGATGATAACTTTCTCTGCAAACTTAACGCAGTTAAAGAACACAGTAAGGCATCAATCTAATGGAAACTAGAATGGAATGCCTTAAATGTGGTGGCATAGTTGTCAACCCAAGGGTAATTAACTTGATGACTGAGCGATGCACGCCTTGTGAAATAAAGTATAGAGAGATGGCAGAGTTTGCTATTGATACATACTTACATAACATAGCCGAACAAAAGGAGCAGAATGCGTAAGGTCTTAAGACAGATACACCCTCATGCTAGATTGTGGATACTTTCAACCTTTACCTTAGGTGCACTGTTGGTTGTCAATACACCCATCATTAACATTAACCATCAGCCAACGGGTAAGGTAGTTGCTTACTACAATAATGAATACCAAAAGTATGCAATAGATAAATTAACCAAGATGAATATGGTTGAGCAGTATCCATGTCTCTTTGAATTGTGGACTGAGGAAAGCAACTGGCGACCATTGGCTCTTAATAAATCAAGCAAGGCATCGGGCATAGCACAACTTATGCCTGCTACTTGGGTAAACATAGGTATCAAACCTACTACTAATGGCTATGCTCAGGTTGATGCTGGCCTTGTTTATATCCAACAACACTATGGTAAGACGGGTGCAATATGTAGAGCATACGCACACCACTTAGCAGTTGGTTGGTATTAAGACATGAAACCACAGTTCCATACAGTGTTAGAAGAAACATCGCTGGCTGGTAGACACGGCAGAAGATTAATCCGTTATGTCTTAAGATATAATTGGAAATTGTTTTCTAAAGGTGCATGTCAAGGGATAGACACAGAAGTTTTTTATCCAGTCAAAGATGTGTTTACTATCCAAGAAGAAAGAATGATTGAAAAGATGTGCATTGATTGCCCCATTATGATGGCTTGCCTAGAGTGGGGTCTAGCCCATGAAACATACGGAGTATGGGGTGGCACTACACCCAATAGACGGAAGGCAATTCGTAGGAACATAGGCTGGGCGGTGAGCGACCCTAAGATATGATAGGGTTTGAAGTATCTAGTGCATCTGCTTCTATAAAGGGGAAGTGTAGGAGCAGGTGCATTTAGAAAAGTCTAGCAATTCTCTCCTGTCTTGCTAGGCTTCTCTATTTGTCCAAGCCTAGATGTTTAGCCAACATAAATACTTCATCGCTTAAGTCATCAAGAGTTCCATCGTTATAGACAACATGATTAAACATATAGTTATCCATTGCATGTTCGGAAGGGTGTCCATTAACTGCGCTGTGGTTGTGTCTATTGATGCGCCATATTGAACCGCCTAATTTCTTTATTGCCTCAGCCTCATTAGGAAATCTAACATCGCTAATAACTACAAGGCTTGTGCTATCTAAATCTTTTAATGCCATGTCAATCCAAAACTCTGAACCAAATTGTTTGCGACCAACCTCAGTGCCAAAGACTTGTAATAGTCTGCGAACCTCAGGGTTCTGCTTGGCTGTGTCCCAACCATAATCATCTACATACTCTGACAATCTTGTGATGCCATCTACCTTAGGACTTAAGACATATAATGCTTGTCGCATTGGGTCTGCAAATGAAACTCTTTTGTAATCGTAATTAAGACACAACAATTCTGCAACTGTATCTTTACCACTACGGGCGTATCCACTTAAACCTATTATCATTGTTGCTCCCTATCTTTCTTTCTATATCTACGGTTATTCCATTGAGGTTGCTCTCCACCTATGCGGTCTTGAAGTTTAGTAAGGGCACGAGACACACGCTTACGCAACGCTTCATCGCTAATAGAATACTCAATAGCAAGAGCATCTACATCTGTGCCACCAGCAGAAAACCTACGCTGTAGTAGCAACTGGTCTTGCTCGTTTAGTTTCTTAAGACCGAAAGATACATCAGACAGCATAGCCTCACGGTTCATACCCTCATTAGGTTTGCTTGACTTCTGAATATACTCATCTTTAGGGGCAGAAGATTGTGTCCAATGTTCATAATCCCATACATCTTTAAGCAACTCTTGCAGTATCTCATGCGTGTAATAGAAAGCATCTGATGGTGTGGACTTGGTGCGGTGTGCCCTCTCTTTGGCCGCAAACTTTTGCGACTCGTTGTTAAAGGTGCGCTTAAGTTTAAATACTAAACTGTGTTGTCCATTCCATTCTTCTATTTTGTGCCAGTGTTCTAACGCCCAAAGGTTAAGGTGTTGGAATACATCATCAGCAGATATTAAATTGCGATGGATACGCACACATCTAACAGCAGATAGCCGTGCTACTTTGTATACTTGGTCCCAAAGTTCATCACGCTTTTCTAACTCTTTGTTCTGTGCGTTTAGTTCTTCCTTTGATAATCGTTCTTCACTCATTCTTAAGTTTCCTCATCGCGTTTAGTAAATCATCTATCGTAATAAGGAAGCCTTTGCTTTTATTTGGTGGTATATCACAGGTAATTTCCCTGCCAAACTCTTTGATAGCGTGCTTAACATGCGATGTCGGAACCATAAGCACACCCTTCTCTAATACGAACGCCCAATAATCTGCTTCAGTAACCATTATACCTGATGGCTCCCAAGATTTTGTCTTAAGAAACCAACATTCTATTTCAATGTATAAGTTGTTAGTAACCCACCATTTTCTGTCCCTCTTTACCTCTACGGTTTTGCCTTCGGTAAGCAGTTCTTCTACTAACTTTTCACCTTTTCTGCCAAAGCCAAAGTCTAAATCAAACGAGGAGTTTTTAGGACTCATTGACTACCTCATTAATCCAGTATTGTGGAAACTCTTTAGCGTTTACATATACAACTAAGTCACGCTCTTGAGTATCCCACCGCACATGGAACTGAGGCATTAGATTACCTAATTCACGGGCTGGAATAATTGACAAGCCATCGGTAAATCTAAAACAGATGCGGTGATATACCTCTGCACCATCGGTATATGGTGGGGCTATCAGCAACTGTTGCAGTTTATTAAACGGAAAAATTGCAGGCTTTTCGCTTTCTGACTTAAGCCACTTAATTTCCATGTCGCCTATGTAGTTCTCTCTACCAGCACCATGCAGTTTAGTTATGTGATAGTCAGTAAAGTAAAAGCGTGGCGTGTCATAAAACTTCCACGGATACATCTCCGCAAGTCTTGTCGCCATTATCTTTTCTCGTTTACCATCGCCATATACTTGGCGGATTGGTTCCAATTTATACACCTGCTCTTTTATGTAATCCTTCTGTGCCCTCAGCCAAATAAATATCATTAACATCTTGTCCCTCAGGCATAAAGACTGGGAACACATTGTCTAACTCTCTGCTTAAATGCTTAGCCATTTCTCTACCAGCATTGTCGCCATCGCACAATAAGATTATCTTGCTCCAGTCAGCAAGCACTCTTGAATAAAAAGATTTCCAGTTGTTTGCCCCTGGCAAACCAACAGCATTAAAACCTGCTTGTGTAGCAACAACAGTATCTAGTTCACCCTCACATACAACAAGAAACTCTGCATCATTATTCAATGCATTGATGTTATAGATATGAGTGGTTGCCCCAGGCCGAGACATATACTTAGGCCCGTTAGTATCCTGACTTAAGGCACGAAACCTAATGTCTATTGTTCCAGCAGGGGTTAGATAAGGTATAGATAACTTACCAGCGTATGGCTCATGCCCAATCTCAGGCTCTCTTACGAAGCCGAGGCGAAACATACGAGCCGTTGCCTCCGTTATACCGCGACTCGTCAGATACGGAGTTATTTCCGCTAGGTTGTTTGCGTAGTTCTCCGTTGCTTTGACCAGTAATTCTCTCTGCGATTTGCTTAGCCTCATTAAAACCAACTCCTTCTTTCTTCATTATGATTGAATAGACATCGCCTGCCATGTCGCAACCGAAGCATCTGAATCCACCGTTTTCTGTGTTGACACGAGCAGACTTAACTTTGTCACCGTGGAATGCACAACGCACCGTGACCCATCCTCTTTTGTCTTTAGGTATGTTGAATCCGTAATGTTCAAGGACCATCGTGATGTCATGTTTAGAGTTTTGCAATAGCATCACTAAGCCTTTGCACTACATAGGCTTCTTCAATTCCCTTGTTAGGGGCTTTGATAACTACCAATGGAGTTGGTGCCACCTTTAATCTTTTGGCTATTCTGTAGTTCTCTGCTTCAACAAGAGCCTCACGAATCCAGCCTGATAAATCTATCTTGCCATCTCGCCTTGGTGCCTTGGCTTCAATGACATACATGTCGTTATTTGTAGGCAATGCAACATCACCAACATCATTGCGACCAGCACGAGGTAAACGCTGTGCGTTATATCCTTTATCCATTAACCAATCAGCAAGGTCAATTTCAAAAGATGCACCTCTACGCTTATTGCTTTTCTGTAAACTCATTTGCTCTCCTTTGTGCATCCATTGATGCGAATGACCAATACATTTTGTAATATCTTTCATCAAGGGCAAAGCGTTTCATGTGCTTAACTCTCGCACTAGTATTAGCATGAACTTGTATGCCAGCCTTCTTAAGGTTACGGAAGAACACTATGTCCTCACTAATAAACTTATCTCCTTTGTTTTCTTTTTCTGCAAACAATGAGTAATCAGGGGATACCTCACGCAGTTTAGGAACGCATGACTTGTGCATAAGAGTTAAACCTAAGCCAGCATTATCTACCTGAATAATTTGATTGTCAGGCAATGGATGTATGTATTGAATTAAATGTTCATCATCTTCATGCTCATTAAAGATTGCAGGCATAGGTTGCATAACCGATTGTTCATTCTCTTTAGATATAAAGTAGACACCGCAAACAACTGGCCTTGCTATCTTATCTGCTGTGTCCCATAGTTTTTTAAGGACATCAACAGTTAAAACAATGTCGCTATCTACCCATAGAAGCCAATCAGTTTTAACATCATCGGCCCACTTATCAAGTAAGACTTGGCGTTGGCGACCTATCTGATTACCTTGCACTCTTAATGCATTGTTAACTGTCATGCCATAAGAACTTGCTTGCATGATTGTATAAACAAGACCTTCGGTAAACTTACCGTCAGTCAAACCATTATCACACCAACCAATAGATAGTGTTTCTTTAGAACTGTGTGCCATCCATTTCCCTACTCTCGTCAATCACTGTTAGTGCACCTTCGCCCATGTATTTAAACTCTTGAGCAAGGCTAACTAAGTTAACTGCTATTTCTTCTACACATTCTTCGCCATGGTTCTCTTGTAGATGCTTAGCAAACTGATGAACATAATCTGCAAACTGCATAGCCTCTAACCAAATAGTATTAGGGTCATAGATTTGCTTGACTGCATCATCAATCTGTTCTAAGACATCAGGTAACTCAGAGATTATTGCCTCCTGCATTTGCTTCGGAACTCTCATCTTCTTTAATATCTTTTTCATTTTCTCGGGTGTAAGAGACGATTCCTCCGTCAAGGTAAGAGTTGTATTCTTCCTCCGTGAGGTCAAGGAACTGACCAGTCTCTTTATTTTTCCAAACAAGTGCCCTCCATCCAACAGTAAATGTAAGTGTTCTAGGCACCAACATAAGTTGTGCCTTGCTATCAGTTAGAAGTGGGGCTGTCTTGGCTATTAACTCCTCGCCAACTTTATCTACTGGTATTTCTCCAGCATTTTCTACTACTGCTAACTCCCATGGGTTATCAAGTCTTTGTATATACATCTCTCCCATTGCTTCTCCTAAAATAATTTAGTTGTTTCGTAAGACACAACATCTAATACCTGCATACTTGCAGGGTTGTATGAAAGCCATACAGGGCTTGAGCCAGTAGCATCGGCAGGACCGTAACGATTCTTAACTGCACACACACCCATTGTAGAAATTTGATTATGAACTGTAAGAATAAGTGATGGTGTTTGTGCAACTTTACCGTGCAATGCTTTTTGTGGAGGACATGGATTTCCTGGCACGCCTTCGCTGGTGTGGTGACACACAACAACGGCTGCTCCAGTTTCTCTTGCCCACCATTTAAGTTCTTTCATCAGTGTGCGAAGTCCGCCCCACTCATCTTGAGAATCCATGCTCACATCTACTGCGTTATCTAAAACAATTAAACGAACATCCTCACCTAGGCGTTCACGAGTTGCAAGAACTGCATCTTCAATATCCTTAAGCGTTGGTGAAGAATCAAACTCCCAATAGATGTGGTCAGCAGGCTTAAGCATTTGTGCTGCCCAATCTCTGTCTTGTTCCATCAATGGTTCAACTGCACCTTGTTCCTTGCCAGTAAGTAAAGCAAGTAAACGAAGGCTCATAGTATGTGAGTGTGTATCTGCAGAAATATAAAGAGTTGGAACATTTGCTTTAACAGCCAAGGACAAAGCAAGTGTGGACTTACCTGCCCCTGGCGGACCAGCAATCATGCTTACTTCGCCGTAACGGATTGCTATTTGTTGGGCAGCAAGTGAATGCCACACGACTGGAAGCGTGGCACCACCTTGTGATGCTGTCTTAATAGCACGGCTGAGTAAACGCATAAATTATGCAGACACCTTGTTCTGACACTGTGATGCCTGAGGTTTTGGACAACGATAGAACGCCTTGTATGGGCGACCTGTGCTCTTGCTAATTCCTGCAGCAATATAAGCCATTGCTCCACCACCGCATGAACAATCAGGCGCACCTGTTGGTGCTGGTTTGTATCCTGCTGGTGCTGACATTACCTGTGCATTTGGAAATGCATTAGCAACTGCTGATGGAACTGCTTGTGCTGGTGCAGCCATTGATTCAGTTGTTTGCTCTAAATCAATTAGGACTGAAAGGCGTTGTGTTATTACATCAAGTAATGTATCTAACTCAACTGCATCGTTGGCACGAATGTTAATTAACATGCCATCTCGTTTTGTTTTCCAATTTATTTGAAGTGGTGATGTTTCGTTACTTGCCATTTGTTTCTCCTATTTCTATTTCAGGGTATAGATGTGAGTCTTTTCCACCTACAGCATAACATGATGAATTTACTGGGCATGTTCCACACATAAACCCAGGTGCTGGAATAAATATTTTATTAGTAACTGCTATCTCAAAGCCCTTAACCCATGACCCTAAGCGTGACTCAGTGTATCGGTCTAAGTTTACTGGTGTTGTTAACTCACCAGTTCGTGCCATGAAATAAGAACCAAGTTGTGGGCGAATACCAAAGGTTTTCTCCGCAAGTATGGCGTAAATACCAAGTTGGGTAAGAGCAGTTGGTGCACTCTTTCCTGTCTTAATATCTACAATTACTAATTCTCCAGTAGGTGCGACCATAATGCGGTCAAGGAATGCTTTAATGTTTACACCTTTAATAGTTTGATTCATTTCAGTTTCAATAGCGGGTATGCCTTCAGGGGTATCCCATATTTGCCATCCACTATCTGCTCTAAATTGAATCCAGTAATCAACCATCCTAGGTCCGTTATCTAACCACCATTGAGCATCCTCTTTGTTTGGATTCTTTATAGTGGCCTTGCCACCAGCACGCCAATTCATACCATTATCAGCCATCTTGAAATTTCTTGACCAAGCCTCAGTAAAGGCTTCCGTTGGGTCAAACCCCTCAGGTTTAATATCGTATAATTCAGTGCACTCATGGACAGCCTTGCCCCCCGCTAACCAATATGATGGCGCTTCAGGCACATGCTGGATGCGGGATAAGTAATACTGCCAACCACATCCAAGCCATGTAGACATAGCCGAATGAGATATATAATTCTTACCCGTTACTTGTTCAAGTGTCATTGTTCTCCTTCGTGGCGGAGACTACTACACAATGTCTCCTCTATCCTGCGACACGCCGAAGGAATTACATCATTGTAATTTGTTTTAAAATGTGAGTAGACTCCTGTTCGTGTTCAACAGGTTAAATCTAGCGAGGCTCAAGAGCCGAGCAAAGCCAACAGGTATAGACCTCCGTGGCACTCCCATTGAAGTTTGTATTTGTGGCTCATTAATATTTAAAGTTACATGCATGTTTGAAGATAAAGAAATATCATTATATTTTACTGATGCAGAGTGTGCATTGTGCGGGGCATTAGTAACAGTTCCAACTCCAGTAGATGTAGAGGTAGCATGATAGAAATAATTTTTACAGCAGTGTTTGCAATAAGCAACATACTAATGTTTCGCAAAGGTTTTAAATTAGGTATTAAGAAAGAACAACAGGCTCGCCTTTTTAGATTAAATACTTTAAGAAAGTTAATCAATAACCGTGCCTAAGTATGATTTTAAATGCAACTATTGCGGTATAGTTCAGGAAACTTTAGTGGCTATCACGGCTACTGATAGCACGCCACCATGTGAACTATGTGGTGAGACGACAACTAGAGTTTGGACACCACCTGCAGTACATTTCAAAGGGCCAGGTTTTTACAAAACTGGTGGATAGATTTCCTGCCTAGGGAAAAGCAAAAAAGCCCCCCGCTATAAAAAGCGAGGGGCTGATTTGTTTAATTACTTACTTGGAACCACGACCAAATTCAGATTGTGATGGGTCAAGTGCCTTCAATACAGGACCAGCGATAGCAGCAACAAATGCTGTTGCCAATGCCTTAACATCCGTATTACCTGCTAAGTACATAGCAAGCACAGATGCTGCAGCAGCACGAAGGTAAGTGCCAACAACTGCAATTAGTTTCTTTTTATCCATGTTATTCCTTTACTAAGGGCGAGCAACGCCCATGATAAGGGAGTAGGCACGCTTCTTTAGATACACGCCATCTCCATTTGATTGACTTCCCTTGGTATCAGCAGAGGTATTACCCTCATAGACCCAAAGAAACTTTTTCCCGTCATTACTTTCGCAAATACCAACATGGTCTGCTTGTGCATCAGCATCAAACTGAAAGAACACAATGTCTCCAGCCTGTGCTTTACCAACAGGAACTGTCTTATTATTTTTAATAAACCATTTAAGTCCTGCATCGCAGGAGGCAAAACCTTTTTTAGTTTGGGCTGCTACCTTTGACACTAATCCAGCCTGGTCAAAACACCAAGACACGAACATTGCACACCAAGGGTTGTTGTTTAAACCATACCACTTGCCATACATAGTGTCGTTATTACCAGTCTCTGTATAATTTAATTGAGATTTGGCTATATCTACAACGCTGCTCATTTATTTTCCTTTGCTTTTTTATCAACGGCAGCAAATGCTGCATTGATTTCTTGCACGGATAACTTACCATCGTCAAGGAATCCACGGGCTAGGCGTTCAACTACAGTTGCAACTCCCAGTGTACCCGCTAGAATTACAGCCTTCGCTGTGCTTATTCCCACTACTGCACCCGCACCGATTACCGATAGTCCCGATGCTGCAAATACTGCAACTATTCTCATCAAGATATTCCATATATTAGTTACCATCATCATCCTTTGGGTTTCTCACAGGGTAAGTAACAGCCCAAGCAATTAAAGTTCCAACGATTGCATAGCCAACTACTGTCTTTGCTGAACCATCTAGTACAACCCAGGCAATAAACATGCCAAGCAAAGTCCATAGTTGGTCAATCATGTCTCTAAATATTTTCAAGGTTTTCTCCTTCTTGCTGCCCTAGGTTTGTCATTGCCTGCTGCAGGTCCACCTACTGGTGCACTTGGCGTTGACGGTATTCTTGTTGCATGTCCTGCTGCCATAGTTGCTGCATTAACTGCAGCCTGGCCAGCAATAACAGAGGCAATAATAACTTTCTCTGATTCATCTCTTTGTTCTTCAGACATATCAGCACCAATATTTGATATAGCAGTTAACACTTGTGTTGGATTATCAAAGATTGCTGAGATTAATTCTGTTGGATTTTCTAATAACTGAAGTGCTACTACTGTGCCAGCCTCAAGCACTACACCATTCTCTAATTGAACTGGTGTTTCAGGGGCTAATGTTTCTAATTCAACTTCATTTGCTTGCACAACTTCTTCTACTGCAGGAGGTTCTTCTTCTTCGGCAGGTGGCTCCTCAACTGGAGCAGGTGGTTCTTCTGCTTCAACGGGTGCTTCTTCTACTACCTCGGGAGGTTCCTCGGCCTCTACAGGAGGCTCTGTTGCCTCAGTAGGGGGTTCTTCTGCTATGGGTGGTGCTTCCTCTACCACAACTGGAGCCTCAGGCTCTATAACAGGTGGCAAAATAACAACTGCAGGTGGCAACTCTGCTGGAGCAGGAGGCTCGGGTGCAGGGGTTGGTGCTACTGGGGTACTGGTATCTACAGTAGCAGTAGTGCCATCAACTGATGCTGTGTTGCTATCCATTGTTGCAGTAGTTGTATCCACAGGGGGTGGTATTAAATTACTACTTAAGACATAAGTTCCTATGGGTCTTTGATTTGCAACTACATAGTCATAAGAAGTAGCACGAATTGTATAAGTATCAGCCGTTAATATTCCAGTAAGTTTAGATGCATACCAATTATCTTGAGCATGGTTACTATCATCATCACCCCTTATAGGGTTGGCAGTAGTGCTGTCAGCAACGCCACGGTATAACCATAGCCAAGAATCTACCCACTCTACACGCTCTACGGTTCTTGAATCAACAACTTCAAAGCGTGGGCCAGTGGTAGTAGTAATTGTATAAGCAGTAGTTGTGTCTACTTGAACAACAACATCTACATAAGCAGTGTTTGCATCAAGATTAACAATGACATCATCAGCCTGGGCTACAGGTATAGATGCAAATATTAAACTTAATATCATTACTGCGAGGGGGCGCAGTGGATTCAATTACTTCTCCGATAACATTAAATAGATTTGGTCTACTCTGTTTTCTACTCTTGAAAGTCTTTCGGTATTAACATCAACTTTATCTCTGAGGCTTGAGCCACTATTAGGGCGAAGTTCTTGTAAATAATTTTTAACCATCCAGCGTGTTGTTGCTGCAAGGCCACCCATTAAAGTTACAACGGCTACTAATAAAGCAGCCCAGTCTTGTGCGGTCATAGTAATTCCTTATACGATAGTACGGGCTATGACATTGACAATGCCACCGAAGCCTGTGTAGTTACGGGCAGAAGGGGTAGAACGAGTAAATGTTATTTGTTCAATGGCAACTTCAAGTGGTGAACCACCATTATTAAAGTCTTGAAAAATTACTGTTTGGCCTTGGGCTTCAATTTCTTCTAGCATATCTAAACGCTGTTTAGCATAGCCTTCAAAGCCTACTAAGTTACCAGTCTTATCAGTTTCTTTATCATATAAGAATACTGGAATTTGTAATACACGAGCACGGGTAGGTGTAGGTAAAGCCTTAATAGATATACCATTAACTATGGTGCTAGTTGTAGCATCAGTTGAATTTGGATACAAAATAAGTTTAAATGCAGCATCTTGTGTTGCTTCATTAAACACGCTTGATAAATCAAAGTCATATTCTGATGAATCACCTTCGTGAATAGTAGTAATAATTTCATCAGCAGTTTCACCGATTCTATAAATTTCTACTTCACCAACTACTTCTTTAGGTGTACGAATACGGATACGCTTCCATGCTTTATTCTCAAGGGTGTCATAACGGATGCGAGCAAAACGAATCTGACCCTGAGGAACTAGGTCAGTAGCGTGCTCAAGATATACACCAACACCATTGATTGCAAATACTTTGCGGTCTGTTTGTGAATAGATACGAACAGATTGAACAGTAGCGGTAGAGTCAGCAGCAAATACATCTGCTGCCCTAGCATAGTTACCAGTAGCAACTGGCTGAGCATAACCAGATAAAGTAATAGGTTGACCTAAGTTAATGCGGTATAAACCAGATTGGGTATTAATAGCAGCAGTAGCAGTGCAATATAAATATTCATTTCGTGCTTCAAAATCAAGCACTTCATTGGTTGTAGTAAAAGTAATTGGGCCATAGGCTATGTTGCCGTTAATGTCTGTTGTGCCAATACGCACACCCTTATTAGTGCCAATGGCTACATAATCTCCAAGGTAGCAATATAGTGCAGTTACATACTCACCACGAGGTAGGGTTGCTACGGTAATAAGAGTTCCTAAAGCACCAGTATTATCTACTGTTAATTTGTAAATGACTGAATGTTCACCCGAATAACCAGCAAGATAAATAGCAGCAGGTCCTTCAGTTATGCCAGTCCATACCCAATTAGTAGGTACTGTAGTAGAACCACTTATAGCAGTAAGTGTGCTTACATTGATAGTGCTACCTGTGCCCTTGTTGGGGAAGGTAAGTTCAAAAGATTCAGCATCACCATCTGTATATAAAACTGCAGCAATAATACGGTTTTTTACATATTTTAATTTTATATCTGCTGGTGTTTTAGTGTTCCAAACATAGTCAGCACTAACCGTGCCAGTGGTTAAATTAATGTCATATACTTTTTCAGATGTAGAAACATAAAGTGTTTGACCATCAGAAGTCTGTCCTAAAATAGCCTTATAGTTAAGGCTGGCATAGGTAACAAAGTTAGTAACGCTAGAACTTAAATCAATTTTATACATTGCATACACTGGCATAAAGGTAATAGCAGTAGCAGTAGCCATAGTTCCCGCACCTGAGCCAGCACTAAGAGTTACCGTGCCTGTGCCAATAGCGGTTACTGTTTGACCTGCCACAATATGTGTTGCTGCAAATACTTTGTAACCAACAACTATATTAGATGTGCTGGCTACGCTAATAACTGTAGAGCCTGAGGCAGCAGAGGCTGTAGTAGTTGTAGCAATTACTGGTTGTTCATCAACAGCAACAATAATATTATTATCTGCATTATTACCAGTAGCAAGGGTTGTCTTACCACGCATTGCTTTAACATTAGTAGTTTTTCTAAGTAGGCTTAATTCACCTGGAGTCCATGGGTTTACGCCATAACCATCACGATAGCGGAACTTAACTTCATCCATATTACCTTGCAATGGCTCGCTAAATAGGATGCCTTCACCATAATGAAATGATGACTGGCTTCTAATCCAATAGCCTGAACCTGAAAGGGTGTGCTCTCCTGGGTCTCTTAATTGGTCCACACGCTGTGAACGAAACTCAGCAGTCTGTCTTTTGTATGGAGTATTATCTGTAATGGCCATGATGAATGGCATACCAGCAATAGCACAATCAAAAGCGTTAGTGGTTGGGTCATAGTAAACACCTTGACGACCAGTTAAATCTATATACGGGCGTTCGGTAATATCGGGGGCACGACTAGCCACTATGTCTCCTTATGTCTTAAGATAGAAAAATTAGATGAGCAGTTTAAACACATGCTCAGGTGTTTTATTAAGCAGAAGGTAGTTCTATTTTAATCCACTCTTGATTTATTTCAGACCATCTCCATACAAAACCATCTTCAAATGCAGGTTCGGAAATTGGTGGAACCCATTGATAAGTTTCATAATTTAATTTCCAAGTAGGACTTGGTTTTGGTGGTATAAAAGCATCAAATGCTTTATCGTATGTATAACCAATTCCAGCAAAATTTTTACGAAATGGTTTACCGCCAGTCTTATGTTTATTTGCCAAAGTGTTATATGATGTTTGAAGCCATTTTCCACCCATACCAAGTTCATTTGCAAGGTAATCTTCGCCTCTATTTTCAACTTCATCGGGTACAACAACAACATTGATTACTATGTTGTTTTCATCTATTTTTGCAAAGTGTGCCATTGTTATTTCCTTACCATGTAATACTGCCAGTAGCAGTAAAATCGTAGATGTAATATGAACCTGATGTTGTGACTGTTGGTGAGCCAGTTGTTGAAGAAGCCTGTGTTAGTGTTTTAAGAATAATTCTTCCTGAACCACCAGTACCACCATTGTAAGGACCAGACCGAGCAGCACCACCACCACCACCAGTATTTGCAGTTCCAGGGTCGCCATCATTACCACCACCGCCACCACCAAATGATGTAGCACCAGTACCTGATTGACCAACATTGTTACCACGACCACCACGACCACCACCACAAACACCAATAGATTTAATTGCATCTGTGACTCCAGCACCACCATTACCACCACCGCTTGCAGCAGTTCCAGCAGCACTCATACCACCACCACCACCACCTGAACGATTTCCGCCAGCGATAGCACCGTTGTAGCCTACGGAACCTACACCGCCAGAACCAGTTCCTATTGCGTCACCAGAATCGCCACCACCGCAACCACCATTTTGTCCTTCGCCATCATTACCGCCACCGCCACCACCACCTACAACAGTAAGTGTACTAACGGTAGTTCCGCCTTGATGGATTCTTGATAGGTTTCCAGGGTCGCCATAACCAAAACTTCCAGGTGAGCCAGGTTGTCCAGCACCACCTGCGCCAACTTGAATACTATATGTTCCTGTTGGCGCAGTATATGCACCAGTAATATAACCACCAGCACCACCACCGCCACCACCGTCACCAGCAGGGTTAGATTCTCCCCCACCACCACCGCCACCACCTGCAAGTATTACATAGTCAAAAGTAACTAAAGTTGGCACAGTTATAGAATTAGTTGCAGAACTTTCTGCACTAGTTCCATTTGCATTAGTGGCTTTTACTTTAAATGTGTATGCATTACCAGCAGTAAGTGCACTTGCTCCAGTAAATGTGTATGAAGTAGAACTTGTTGTTGCTGCAGTTCTTGATGTTTGTGCTGTAGTTCCATTTAAATATGGTGTAATTGTAATAGCAGAAAGATTTTTGCCACCAGTGGCACCAAGTGTCCAAGTTACCGTAACATCAACAGTTGTACTTGAAGTTGATGCTGTTCCAATAGTTGGGATTTGTGGGAGAGTTGTTACTGTAACTGCTGGTGCATTAGGTGTATTAACAGTAGTACCAAAATTGTTTTGTGCATTACCGTAAACAATAAAAGATGTTGCTGGTGTTAAACCAGCAACAGTTACTGTTGTGCCAGAACTATTTCCAGAAAACCCACCTGTTGTTGTATAAGCATTATATCTAGTAGGTGTTCCCCCGCCAGAACCTGGCGTAAATACAACCGTTAATGAACCACCACTTTCATAAGCAACATTTCCAACATCAGTTGGTGTTGCTATAGATGGCGTTGCTGGTGGTGCAGAGGATGCTACCCATTGTGTACCATTGTAAATCTCAAGGATTTCAAGTTGACCATTGTAATAAGTATCGCCAATTATTGGACCAGATGGGCGACCAGCAGTATTACCTGATGGGATTCCGCCTTTTTGAGGAAATTGTTGAATTGCCATTATACTATCTCCACTCCGCTAATGTGAATTGATACTGCAGTAGTTGATGCAAACCCAGTAATTATTTTAGGTGTTGCATTAGCAGGTATAACTTGCTTAAGGTCAAAACCTATAAGCGAGTTAGCAGGAATTGATACCGCAGGAACAATCGTTACGCCATCAATAGCAATGGTTGCTGTTGATGCTGAGGTTGCTGCATTAGATAACACAATGTTTGAAACAACAGTTGTAGTAGTTGTTGTTGGCACTGTATATAGTGTTGCACTTGAAGTGGCTGCTGCTGTTCTAGCAAGAGCCTTAGTTGTTGTAGCCATTAGTTACTACCTTTCTTTTTAGAGAGCGCCCATGAGATTGAGCGTTTGATAATCTTTAATACTTCCAAAAGCACCTGCTGCAGATAAGTTAATGTCTCCGCTGGCAGTTACCGTTCCAGTTAATGTTGGGGCTGTACCAAATACTAAAGAACCAGAACCAGTTTCATCTGAAATAATACCAGCAAGTTCAGTAGATGTAGTTGCAGAAAATACTGATAATTTATCTGATGTTTTAGTAAGAGTTGCAGATGAAGGTATAGTAGTTGAGTTAATAGTCAAGCCAGCAATGTTGGTATATGTAGTACCAGATGCAATAATTTGACTACCAAGAGTAGGTGCTGAGTATGCGCTTGTAGAGTTAATTGCTACCCAAGCAGAACCTGACCATACAGACATAATTCCAGTTACTGAATTAAAGTACATAGCACCAGTAATAAGTGCATTGCCATCGTTATCTACTGTTGGAGCAGTTGTCTTAGAACCTAAGTATCTATCATCAAAGTTATCATAGGTTGCAGCAGCATCTGTAGCACTAGAAGCAGCAGCCGTTGCGCTTGCAGAAGCACTAGTTGCAGAAGTAGCAGCAGCACTTGCTGAAGCAGCAGCAGAAGTTGCAGAAGTTGCTGCAGCGGTTGCTTGAGTAGTAGCAGTAGTTGCTGATGTTGCAGCAGCAGAGGCTGAAACAGCAGCACTGGTTGCACTTGTGGCAGCAGCGGTTGCACTAGCAGCAGAAGCGGTTGCAGAATTTGCTGAAGAAGTAGCAGATGTGGCTGCACTAGTAGCACTTGTAGCAGCAGCAGAAACACTTGCAGCCATTGTGCTGGCTGAGGTGGCTGCTGAATTAGCACTAGTTAAAGCATTTGATGCTGATGTTGCAGCACTTGATGCTGAGGTAGCAGCAGAGGCTGCGCTAGTAGAAGCAGCGGTTGCTGAGCCAAGAATAGAATCTACATAATCTTTAGGCGCAGCAGATGATGCTGACATACCTGCAGATGAAAGACCAGTAATAACTGGGCTGCCTGAGATAGTAGGGCTAGTTAAAGTTTTGTTAGTTAATGTTTGAATAAGAGTGTCAAGAACAACTGTACCTGTAGCGTTAGGTAAAGTAATAGTTCTATCAGCCGTTGGGTCAGTTACTGTTAATGTTGTTTCATAGGCATCTTCAGTAGCACCTTCAAATACAATGCTTGTAGCAATACCTGGAGTTCCTGTAATAGTAGGAGAAACCAAAGTTTTGTTGCTAAGGGATTGTGTCTTAAGAGTTCCAACTACTACACCTTCGCCAGTAACAATACCGTGAACATGGGTTTGATTAGCCAAGTCCATAATAGTTTGGTCTGCATCATAACCACGGGCTGCTTCGTGAGTTTTTGTTTCTTTAAAATCACGGCCTGATACAGCATGGCGAACAGATACACCAGCAGAGTGTGCTAATGCTTGAGTGTTATCTTGGCCACGGGTTACTGTAAGAGTAGTGCCTGAGGTAGCGGTAACAGTTATTACTTCTTCACGAGAAGTGTCTGGTTCAAGAACTAATGTATATGGAGTAGAAGATGGATAACCTGCTACTGAGCCAACAATAATAGTTCCACTGGCACCTTGTGAGGATGCTGAAATGGATGCAGTGAGTGTTGTCTCAACTGCAATAGCGGAATAATTCCGCTGTAATACGCCTGGGTCGCCTGCTGCCATAGGGTTGCCTTATCTCTGGTGGTGTGAACGAATTGGATATTGACGGCGTAAGTTATCCGCCACTTCATTTAAACGAGTTGTATAAACATTGAACAAGAAGCGTGCTGCGTTTTCACCACTTCGTGCTCCACGCTGATTGTCAAGCACATCTGCTTCTGCAGATAATGGACCCAAGCGTGAGGGGTCTAAGAAGGAAACCATACGGAAGGCTGCGCCATATACAACGACATCCTCAGCGTATGAAGGTAATCCAGTTACTGTTACAAAATCTTGTGAATTAGTTGTTGTTAAATCAAATAATGTTGGGCGCTTTGCATAAACCACATTGACTGTTCGCCCTGGAACAATAGGTGAGAATACTGAAAGTGTTTTACCTAAGTTGCCATCAGTGCCCCATGTTGCTGCATCTGCTGCACGGTCTAATTGCCATGCACGAACAGGTAGCCATTCACGAGATGGGCCAATGGTATGGTGTGTAAGGTTTAAAATTTGTTCTACTGTATCTGGCATATCATAAGTTGTACGGGCTGCAACATAACTAAATGTTGTATGGCCTACGCCAAATATCTGAGGATACATAGCATCAAGAGTATTGTTAATAGCCTTCTTAACTTCACTGCGAGGAAACACAGGGGCTACAGTAATCTTAGCGTTAGCAGCATGAGTAACTACAGAACTACCACGGGCACCACGGCCCCAAGGTGAAATAGTAACTGTGTTATCTACATTGCTAGTGTTATGAACATACATAAGTTCATCATCTACTTGAATAAAGCCACGGCTAATAACAGTAGCATCATGCACATATAGCGTAGTGCTAGATGTAGTTGCACTTGATGTTAGCCAAGTAGTTGATTCTGTATTAAGACTATAACCATGAAGGAGTGTATCAACTCGTTGCGTAATTTCTTCAAATGAACTCACAGGTCAATGCTCCTTAAGGCTGATACTGCTGATTTGTTGGTAGTGCCTGCAATTTCATTGCATACTGCGTTTAAACCTTTAAAGTCTGCAGGTGAACGAGTTGAACTTGCCTTATAGTTAAGGGCAGCAACAAGGCTTTTATTAGTTGTACCAGCCCAAGTATTAGCAGCAGATTGTGCTTCTTTAAAAGCGGTACGGTCTGGATATGTTCCTGAATTAGCAAGTCTATTTAGTTCAGCAACAAATGTTGAACCATCATAACCTGTAGCCATAATTATTTACCTTTATTTCTTTTAGATATTGCTGCTGCTTTACTTTTAGCATCTGATTTTGAACTTGCACCCCAAGCCTGTAAAGATAAAAGAAGTCTTGTTGGCTCACCATTTGGTTTGCGTTCAGGTCCTGAAGCACTACCCATACGGGCTAAGAATGAGGCTCTACGAGGGTTATCACCGCTTTTAACGGGTGCTTTTAGGTTCATACCTTGCTTTTTTGCAGAGGCTCTACCTTTGGCATTTAAACCACCTTTAGGATTTTTACCTTCTTTGCGTTGCCATGCTGCACTTGCCATCATTTACCTGCCTTAATAATTTCTTTAGTCTTAGGGTCAAGGCGTGTTTTTTCAGTGCCGTTCTTTCTAAGAATAACAATTACTCCATCACGCATAATAGATTTATTAAATCCATCATGGCGTTTGCGTTGACCCGATGACATTACTTTTTCTTCGCTTTCTTTGCTTCGCTCATAGCAATGGCTATGGCTTGTTTGCGAGAAGTTACCTTTGGTCCTTTTTTAGAACCTGAATGTAATGAACCAGATTTAAACTCTTTCATTACTTTGGCAACTTTCTTTGCAGACTTCATTAGTTCTTGTTACCTTTTACTTCAACAGGTGCCGAACCAACTTCACGCCCCCCAATGCCATAAGGGTTAATTGTTCCAAAGTTGTCGTCTTGGTTAACTGTCTTTGTTCCACATCCACATTCTTTACACATGTTACTTGCCCTTCTTTTTCATAAGAATTGACATGCCTTTTTTTACTTCCTTTTTAACCTGAGCCTTTGATTCACCTTTTTTGCGCTCTAATGCTTTTTGAACTCTTGATTCAGTTTTTTCGTATGCTGCGTATGCTGCTTTTTTGCTTGGCTTTTTTGCTGCCATTTTGATTCCTTTTCTGTGAGATTACCTTGATGTCTCCACCGACACTTATGTTGTAATCAGCGGAAATTTTGATTGCTCTACGGGCTGCAAACTCTGCGCTCTTAATTGAAGTTTTGCTAAAGCCTGTTGCTAACGCACCTAGGGCTAAACTGCCACCGCTACCTACAGCATATAAACCACGGTCATCTCGTGACCAAAGGTAATCATGGTCAACTTCATAAATAATACCGTTCAAACATATTAGGGCATCAAACCCTGCTTCTTTATCTTCTTTACTAGCACCATGATAACCATTATCAGACATCACTTCTCTAAGAGAAGGTAAGACTTTGGTTTGCATAAAAATATCTATTGGCATTGTTTTAATTAATTTAGGAGGGTTCCATAAAAAGTTTGCTATGTTGCCAGCGATAGCATCTCCTGAGAAGGCAAACACATAGTCGCCCTTCTTTACAACTTTATCTTGTCCTTTGGCATAATACGGTTTATCATCGTAGGTAGTCACAGAATCTGCAGCAATTAATGCCCAGTCTTTTCCTTGGATACCAACAATGGCAGTCATGCTTACCCCTTAAATCCACCTGTATTTGCATTGTAGGCTTTGCCAGCCTTGTCGGACTTATCTATTGCTTCTTGAACTTTCTTCATTGTAGTACCAGCAGGCTGTATGCCTTGCTCTCTGGCTTTCTTATAGGCTGATAATTCGCCATCCCACTTTTTTGAGGACATTGTGCGTTTACTATTAGCATCGCCAGTACCTAGTTCTAAGGTTCCCAACTTGCAACCAAAGCAACCTTCTACAAATTCTGGATGAGTTCTTTCTTGATGTAATGTCATAGTTCAGTTATATAATCTCCGAATACCCCACCGATAGAAGGGTTAGTTAATCTATCTTTTGTTGCTTGGTCAATAATGTAAGCATGTCCACCAAGATAGTATTCACTGGCTTCTGCTAATTCTGTTTGTGCTGGGTATTGAGTTGTTGTGTAATAATTATTAATCATAAGGACTGATTGGCCACGGTCTATGCCGTATCTTACCATAAGTCTGTTCCACGCCATAGGGGTCTGTTTAACAGTGGGTGGTACAAAACGATATTCAGCCATATAACTCCTTATTAATGTAGAGGGTGAGCCAAAGCCCACCCCCTACTAATGAACTAAGCAGAGATTGAAGAACTTGTTTCAATTCTGTATAGAGCAGCCTCACGGTAGCGAGAGAAGCCAAGTACGCCGTACCAACCGATTGGTCGGAAACGCATCAACTTATCAATGACTGGTCCTACAACTACACCTGGCTCCTGTGCAACTGCCTCAGCAAGTGCTTGCTTTCCAGCAAGAATTGTGCGGTAGACAGAAGTTTCTGGAGTTACTGTTACAACTGTTGTTGCTGTAACTGCAGCAGTGTTTGCTGTATTAACGGTAATTGTTGCAGTTGAACCTGATGTCACGATTGATGAAATCAATGCACCAGTTGCAATACCTGTACCTGAAATCTTATCTCCTGCTTCTGCAGAAGTAGCGATTACAGATGAAGAAGCCACACCAAAGGTGAAGCCTCCTGATGTTCCAGCAACTGTTACTGCTGTAGTAGCAAGTGTTGACTGGTCAGCACCATCCATACCACGGTACATACGAGGAGTCTCAACGAAGTAAGCACCCTCAAATGTTCCAATGGTTCCTGGCCAGAAGTTTCCTTGACCAGTCTCTGCATACTTGTGCATTGAGTTCCAACCTAGTTCGCCTGTCTCAGCGCGAAGGTCGTGTGAAACTTCTGGGTGGATACCACACCAGTATAGGCTTCCCTCACGAGGAACAGCCTTGTTAGCACGAAGTTTAGCAACAGCCCTACGGATGTTTGCTGCAGTGATTGTGTCGCCTGCTGCAATAGTTGCAGTTGAAGTACGGCTTCCACCGTAAATCACATTTGTTCCCTGGCGAAGGGTCTCCATAGCAATTCTGTCAAGTGAGTCTGCCATGTTGTAAGCGATGATGTCAGCAACTGCTGGGTCAACATCTGAAAGTGCAAACAACTGCAACTTGCGAGTTACTAGTGATGCGTTTCCGTACTCATTTAGAGTTACAGAAACTGGAGTTACATCGGATAATGCTACTGCATCAACATCTGAAGTTTCAGATGCTAATGTAGATGTTACTGCCTGCAAGTCGTTGTAGATTGAGAATACAACGCTTGAACCTGGCATTGCTTGTTGTGCTGGGCGCTTGTCTGCCACTGAACGAATCAATGGTTGAGAACGAAGTGCAAACTCAACATAGCGGTCATAAGCAGTCTTAATCAGGCCTGCGAGGGCTGAGGAATCTGTATATGCCATGTAGTTCACCTCCTGGTGATTGGTAGTTTATTGATTAATATGCAGTTACACCAAGGATTGTATTTAAGTCCGCTGCTGATTTAGCATTAAGAATCTTAGACATAGTATCTTCATCAACTCCTGGAGGAGTTCCTGTTGATATAACATCATTGATTCTTTTTTGCGCTTGTAGCGTTGGGTCTTGAGCCTTAGCACCTTCTGGTGCTTCTTTAGTCGTAACTCCAAAGACATCGCCATATTCAGTAAGCCAGTTAGAAACTGCTTCCTCAGAGATTTCTATGTCTTGAGGTATAAATGCGGCAACCTTTGGATTAACTCCTTTGGCTGTTAGTACATCCTTTACGGTGCGTTGACGAGTCTGACTCTTAAGAGTGTTAGCCTCTGTCTCCAGTTCTTTCAAACGCTTTTCAAGCGTTCTATTAACCTTACGCAGTTGTTTAACGACATCCTGAGGCTCATTGTCCTCATCTAAGAAATCGTCATCGTCATAATTGGTAGCCATCTACCTATCTCCCTTTCGTTTGTTGTATTCGCAATCCTCGTAATAATTCGGGGAAACTATTACGGCTATTGCTCCTGGTCTTTTACGCCCCCCTGGGCCAGTAGGTCAGGGTTGGGGATTCTTTATATTGTTGACTCTTTGCGGAGTGATGCGGTTGTTACGCCACTTTGTCCAGCAAAGCGTGCTTGTTCACGAAGTGCACGGCGTTGTGATTCCAGTTGTCGCTGTTGGTCTTGACCAAGTTGTGCAGCAACTGCTTCAAGTTCGCTATATTGTGTGCCTTCAATTTGAGATAAACGGGTTTGTGTATCAGCAAGGATTCTTGCTTTACCAAAACTTTCTTTAAGTGCATTAAGGTCTGAGGTTCCAGATACATTAATGTAACTTTCAGCAGCAGCCTTAGATAAATCAAATTGATACATTTGTGCAGCAGCACCAAGTTCAGATGCACGGATTTGTTTCTTAACAACATCCATACCAGTCTTAGGGTCAAGAAGATAAGAAACAGCGCCAGCCAAATCAACACCATAGTATGTATTAAGTGCTGCAAGAACATCTGTATTCTTTTGAACTTTGTCTGTAGCCATTTGAACACGGTTTTCAAATTCAGTAACTGATACTTGGTTAGCAATTACATCGCCAAGTTTTTCAGTAGTTCCAAACACCTTATCATCAAGGCCATAGGCTTTAAGAACGCTTATCATGCCTCGTTCCATAGAAATATATGTAGCCTCATTAACTGCTTTACCTGCAGCAGATAGAGCAGCCATGCCAGGAAATCTATTCTTATATGCAGTAGTTCCTAGAAGATTAATTTTAATTTGAGATGCAGTTAAATCTTGTTTAATGTAATCATCAATAGTAGATGCTAATGTTCCAAGGCCAGCAAGATTAAGGTTTGATTTAAAATCTTCTAAGGCAGTAGTTGTAGCAGTACGATTAGCCTCAGTTTGTTTTGTAGTTAAAGCATCAAACTTAGCCTGCCATGTAGCATTAAGGGCTGTGATTGCTTTATTAACTGCTTCTTCTGTAGTTAATTGAGGAGTGCCAGTTGTGTTAGAACTGCCATCGCTATAATAATTGGTTACGGTTCCATTGGCATTAGTTACACTTCTTACTAATGTTTTACCACCAAAAGTTTCAAGTGTTACTTTAGGGTCTGGTTTATTACCGCTACCAATTACAACCTGATTGTATTGTGCAAGTTTTTGTGCTGGAGTTAAAGGTACGCCTTCGTAAGTAACTTCACCAAATTCACCTGTGGTTGGTCTCATTAGCCCATGAATCCAAACTGCTTCATCAAATCTGCAGCCATGTTGCTGTAGGTTTCTTTAGCGTTTTTTGTATATTGCCATAGTGGGTCTTGCTTAACTTGCTTAGTAAAGTCTGACAACATGCGAGCATTACCAGTGGTAGGGTCAATAACCTTTCCCATCATGTCTTTCCATGAAACATTATCTGGGTCAACCTCTAATAATTCAGACATCTTTGTGCGATAGTTATTAGTTATTTCATAAAGAGTACGGCCTGATTTGATTGATTCAGCAAATGGCTTGTATAAATCCATGGCCTGATTTCTCATTTCATTTAAATAATATTGGGTATCACGGCCATCGGTAGCATCAAGTAATGATGTTTGAATGGTATTAAGATAATTCTTATCAAGATTAATGCCGTAGTTTAAAGCAGCACTTCTAATTTGACTTACAGAACTACCAATGGTTCCACCACCAGTAAATAATAATTGGGCGTTATCGCCAAGGTGTTGAGTTAATTGAACATCAGTCCAACCATTTTGAAGTTTAGACATAGCAATGCCCTGAATGGTTGCACTATTGTCATAAACTTTACCAGTAACTGGGTCTACTTGTTGTGTTCTAATACCAAGTTGTTCAAGTTTAGCAGCAACATTAGCGGTTTCAATTTGTAGTTTTTCTGCAAAGTTTGCTTGATTTCGTGGGTCATTAGTTTCAAGGAAAAAGTTACGAAGGCTTGGTAATGTTTGTTGATACCATTTAGTTTGTTGAATAGCCTGATTAAATGTATCTTGAGTCCAGCCACTGTTTGGTGCTAAAGCCTGTTCAAAGATTTTATCAATTTCATTCTTAAACTCTTGAGGTAAAGTTTTAAATGTAGCCTGAAGGTAACCAATCCATGCTGTCTTAGGGTCAACGGTTGGGGTTTTAACCTTACCGCCTCCAGTTGCCACACCAGATGTAGCGCCACTAGTTGTGCCACTAGTCACACTACTGGTTACACCGCTGGTAACAGTAGATGTAGAAACTTTAGTTTTTCCAGTCTCGTATGCAGCAGTGCCAGGAACCAAAGATTCACCCGATGGACCAAAACGAAGTTCAGAAGGTGGTTTAAGTTCTGGATTTTTACCATCAAATTTATCTAATACTTCTTGTGCTTTATCTACATCGGCTTGAGTACCAAGTTTGGAATTTAATTTATCTTGAGCACGCTTTAAATTATCAGCAAGTTTTTGGCGCTTACTAGTAGTTTCTTTTGTTTTCTTTTCAGTAGCAGCAGTTTTTTGTTTTGCATTAATTGTATCTACTTGTGCTTGGAGTCCTTCAAGTTTACTTAAAGTTGTAAGATACTCTGTGCTTCCTGGTTTTTGGCCATCAAGCGTTTTTGATAATGTATAAATTTGAAGATTTAAATTTGCAAGGGTTGCTGCATCTCCAGTAAGTCCATAAAAACCATTACCTTGTGCGCCACCTGCTCTTGGGTCTGCCACTATGCCCTCGCTCTCTGGACATCTTTAGCCATCATGTTGTAAAGACCATCAAGGAATTGGTTTTCTTGACGAGCCTGATACTCAGGTGTTTGCATTACAAAGTTAGCCACAGCCTGGGCACGGCCAGTACCACTGGTATCTTGTGATTGATTTAAATAAACAGCAAGTGCTTTTTTATATTCAACACCTAAAGCATTACGGCCAAGTATCTGTTGGTATGTAGCCTGTACGCCAGCATCTGCTTCTTGTTGAGTATAAACAACTCCACTTGCAGCATTACCACTATTGTTTGCTTTTAGTGTATTTAAAATATCAGCAAATTGAGATGCTACTTTTGGGTCTACTTCTGGCGTAGTTGCAGTAGCATCTGGAACTGTTATTTTAGTTGTATCTTTACCCATTTATACTACCACCGTATCATTTGAGAAGTAACGATTAAGGAATTTTTCCATTTCAGGGCTTCCAACAATTAAGTTGTCTCTGAATAATTGAAAAGCATCTGCTATATCTGAATTGCTTTTAGCATCTAAACTGCGAGAACCGCCTGCTGAATTTCTTTGTTCAAGAAGTTGAGCAATTACTTTGCGGGTTTCAAGATATAGTGCCACGCTTTTAACTACTGCACGCTCACCATTTTGAGTCATCCATTTTTTATCTTTTAAAGCAACATCAAGGATTTCTGCACGGCGTGCATACTTTGCCCTATCTGGAGATACATATTCTGAATACCAATCAAGATTTTCTTTAGCCTTTGTTTGAACCCAAAGCGACTTAGCCTCTTTAACTACCTTCATTTGTGGGTCATTGTCAGAGGTAATACCATTTTGAATTTGATATGCCTTGATAAGTTGTTGTATCTGTTGAAACTCTGCCCAACCACGCTTTACATTTGCATCTTTTAATAACTCATTAGATGTTCTGTTTTGGCGGTATGTGCTGCCAGCGCCTGGTGTAGCACCGTGGGCATACTGCCATTGGTAAGCAGCCTGGCTAAATGTATATTTGTCATCTCCGTCATCGGCTAAGAAACCAATTAATTCTGGGTCTCCCTTACCTTGGGCTAATGCCATAAGGTCGCTATGTTTACGAAGATTACGAACTGTTTGAATGCTTGGCTCTATTCCGCCTACATTCCTTGAAAGGCTTACAGTTGCTTCAAAGAAATCTGGATATTGCTTAAGGAACTCAGCCTCTGCCATACCGTATACACGCTTACCAGTTGTTGGGTCTACATAATCAGCGTATTTATTTTGCAGTTGGCGGAAAGTTTGAGCATAAAAATCTACTTCTGGTGCTATAGCAAACGGTGCTGAAATAGAAGTTAATGCACGAAGGAAGAAAAACTTATTAGTTTTGCTTTCAATTTCACTTGGCATTGGAGCATCTGTGCGTTTGCCTTGGTTATATAAATATGTTTCATAACGAAGCATTTGATTGTATGTACGAACATACATTTCATCCTTGCTCCATACTGTGTTAAGACGGCGAATAACGCTAGGTGTAAAAATGTCTGTTACTGACTGAGGCACGCCTACTGGGAAGAATGGTTTTAAAGCATCTTCTAACTCTGGCTTTTGTTTAACAATCAAATATGTTGGAAGTGTAGCAAATGGACCAAAACCTGGGTTACCAACATTGCCTTGAGTAATTACATCTAGGCTTCGCAAAGGTATGTTAATAGTTTTAAATGAGTTTTCTACAACCTTTTGCCACTCACCAGGCAATGCCTTGATGAAAGCCTCTGGCACTCTAACCACAAGGTTTGCTGTGCTGCTATCACCCTGTAATTGTTGTGCATCTGTAATCTCATTACCATCTCTATCAACAACCATTTGACCATTAACTACTTGAGCAATGGTACGAGCAGAGGTTGAAACTATAGATGGGTTATTCATAGCCATGCCACCCCAACGCTTTAAAGTGTTTTCGTAGGCTGCATAGAATGGGAATAACAACTTCATTGTTTGACTAGATGAAGCACCAGTTCTGCGAACAATAGTAAACAGTGTGCTTTCTACTTCTTGGCGTGCTCTCTCACGAGAATTTCTTACAGCACGATTAATTTCATCTGGGGTAAGTCTATCCGCACCCTTAGCCTCTGCCATAGCAGCCATGTTAAGGCGTAGTTCCTTTTCATAAACTGCAACAGTTAATGGGTGCCGAGCAAATATATCTTCAGGCATTGCACCAAGGAAACGCATTACACGCCGTTGGAAAGTATCAATTAAACGCTCTTGGTCTTTATACTCTTTAGATGAAGTAACTAGTAAACCATTAAGCGGTTGAAGTTTCTCTGGAGTTTTGCCAAAGCGTTCTGTTAAAAACTTTTGAACATCTCCACCTGATAGTGGCTTGCCGTTTTCTTTGGCAGCACTAAGCATTAGTGATGTTTCATTATCTGGAATATAGGCTCCAACAGCAGAGCGAGTTTCATTTAACTTACCAAGTAAGTGTTCATCAAGTTCGCCACCCATTAATTTGGTTGCGCCTTTGCCTTCGCCTACAAGTGTATATGCTTCTTTTGCATAAAGCATACCTTCGTGTTTGCGGAACCATGCAAGAATTTGTTTATCTGTTTCGCCGTCAAGAATCTTGCGAACTACTGGGTCCATTACGCCAGTCTCTGGGTCACGGAAATGGAGATTTAAAATGTTAGCCCAACCCTCAAAATACTTAGGGTCAGATGGGTCAATAGTGCGAACTGTACGAGAACCAACACCAGCAGTAAACGCCATTTCATGGGTTCCTACTAATGAGTTCCAAGTTTGGTCAGCAGATGTGCGACCTAAGAACCATGATGCTTCTTCAAATGCCTTAGGCAATGTGTAAGAATGTCCACCTGCATCAAATGACATAGTGCCATAACCAATGCGTTGTTTAACTGAAGTTGATTCAGCACGGTCAATAGTTACATTAAGTCTTGAAAACAAATCATCAAGATGTGCGTGAGCCTGTGCATATTCTTGTGACAACCTAGCAGCAGCATCTTCAACACCATTGTTAATCATGGCATGAACATTATCTTCTGTGTAATAAGGAGATACCGAATATTCTTCTTTTCGTAAACGGGCTTTTTTGCCAAGTTTTTTAAGAGCAGCACGGCGTTCTTCTGGAGTTTGCAGTATTCCAGTTTCTGGTAATGCACCAGCAGGAACTTCTGCTTCTGTTATTTTACGCTGAATTACACCAGTACGGCCATCTTTACCAATGCTTTCAGGTAAAGCAATATGACTTAAGCCACCAGCACGGGCATCATCTGCAACAACTGCACGACCATAACCGTTCTCACGCATGTATTTAAACACTGGGTCAGATGGATTATTCCACCCTTTTGTCTTAACCCATGCTTTAAAGTTAGATTTTTTACCACCAAAGGCTGCATCACGCAGTTCTAGTGGAATGTCAGACCATTGCTGCAAGTAAATAGGTTTACCGTATACACGGACAGATTCAACATTACCTTTACCAGCACCTACACGGAATACTGAGCGTTGGAACTTCTCTGGCGTAAATTGTAATTCGCCTTCTTCAGCCAGTTTAACATTATCCATAGTAAGAGATTCAACTTTACGCCAACCTTTAGGTGTGCGTAACTCTACTGTTTTGCCAGTATTTACAGCATTAATCATGTCTGACAAAAGATTAGTTGTGGCTTCTTCAATAGTTGCAGCACGCTTAATACCTGTGCGTTCTGCGGATTTAGCAGATTTAATTTCTGACTTAAGACTTGCAATAGTTTGTTTAAGTAATGGAACATCCCATTGAGTCTTGCCAGTATTTGCTAAATCTTTTTGAGCCTGAGCAAGATTTTTTTGTTCTGTTGCTAACTTTGTTTGTGCTTGCTCTAATTTAGATGCATCACCTAATTTACCAGGGCGACCTGATGGTGTTGCTATGTACTGCTCTGCGCTATGAATAGTTCCTGTGCCTGTATAACGGCGAGCAATGCTTGGAGAAGCAGAGGCTGCTAATGCACGGCTCTTATCTAAGGCTAATGGGCCAGCAGAACCATGATAAAGAGTTACTGACTCTAAATCTGCAAGTACACCTTTGAGAGTATTTAACTCATCTTCAACGGTAAGTGGTCCAGTATCACCAGTTAACCGTAATCTAAATCTATCTCGCTCTATTTCACCAATGCGTTGGCTAACAGCCTTAGCAAGTTGCTGTCTGCCCATATCAACTGAGCGAAGCATGTCGGTGGCTGAACCAATTTCATGTTGTAAGACATTAAAATCATCGGCTTTACCAGCCATAACATTAACTTGGTCAATTAAGCGATTAAATCCAACCTTGCGATTGTTAAAGAAACGCTCCATACCCGCTTTACCATTGGCTGCAACCATTGCTGGAAGGGCAATACCCTTGGCCATCATAGATAATTGGGCTTCTGTAAGGTTACGAACGGTGTAACCAAAGCGCATAAGTACAGAAGTTTTAAAAATACTGTTAACTGTATCTAGTGCAGCCGATGTTTTGGCTGAACGGATAGCAAGATTGTCTACATCTAGCCCTTGTAACAGGGTTGGAAGCACTCTTTCGTGGGCTTTTACACCTTGTGCAAGTCTACCAATGTCCATAATTACAACAGTATTAGCACCTTGGCGTTGTAATAGTGGAGATGTCATGTTAACAAACTGGCCATTATCAAAATAACCAAGAAAACCTTGATTGTTGTGTCTTTCAATTAACGAAGCACGGCGTGCATCGTAGATTCTATAAATTTTATCAAGTGTTTCAGTGTCATAGTTTGGAAACAAGTCATTAATTGCTAGGCGTTCTGCTTTTTTAATTACATCTAAACGCTCATTTGGGGTTATTGCAGCCAAATACTCATCAGCCAAACCTTTAGATGTATTATTAAATTTGCCTGCTGATAAATCATTTACTTGACGAAGGAAAGTGCTAAATTCTGTGTATGAATTTGCATCATTAACATTAAATACACCACTTGGTAGTTCTTCTGAGAAGAAATGACCAACTTTAATTAATGGATGTAATGATGTCTTAAGAAAGGTTACATTTTGTGCTTCGCCAAATGTACGAGCAGTGGCTTTTGTGGCTTTATTAACAGTACCAAAGCGTGATTCTTGTAAAAACTTCTTTTCAAACCCATAAGTAAATGGGCGACCAGTAGCAACTTCATTGTATTTCTCAAGAAAGGCTGGGTCTGTTTTCTTTAAATCTTCAATTATTGAACCAACAGCATGGTTATAGTCAGTAGATGTAAGAACATCTCCATCTAATTTACCATCAAGTAATTGGCGGTTAGGATGTGAAACATCTAATGTGTTATCTAGCATTATTGCAAATTCAGAATCTTTTTCTGCAAGTTCAGCCATAGCCTTTGGCTCTTTGTTCATAAGAGCACGGAACAATCCAACTACATCTTGTTTATTATCAACTTTACCAAACATGTAGGCCATAGCATCTGGATTTGTAACTTTCTTTTTCTTCCAGTATTCATACTGACCTTTAGCATCTGTTTGTGCTAGGAACTCAACATCTTTAGCAGCCTGACCTTCGCCTTTAATAGCACGGTCTAAAAGATTATCCATTTTATCGTTAGTCATTGCGTATCTACCAAAGACTGCACGAGATAATTTGCCGTTAATATTTTCGTATTGCAAACCTTTAGAGATAATTACTGCACCTTTGCCAAAGAAACCAGCAAAAGTCAATGGGTCAATAATTGTTGATGCAACTAAATCTTCTGCACCGCTAAGAAACTTTCCTGTATATTGGTCAGAGAAAGCAGTCTTACGGTCCTCAGCATCAAACAAATCAAAACCAGCAGATAAGAATTTAAGGTTGTTATCAAGAGCATCAGCAAACCAACCGCTACGCTCTGCTACATTTTTGCCTGGAGATAAAAGTGAAAGAGTTGCTTGGCCTAGAGAAATTTGGTCTTTGTTAGCAGCAACACGCTCACGGTAGGCATCAAATGTTTCACCAGTATTTTTAAACTTGTTATACATTAAAGGTGTATCAAGGATGCTTTCTTCCATTTTTTGGCGAACAACGCCACCTGCTTCGTAAGACTTTTGACCTACAGCAAGTAAACCTTTTACACCAGCACGAACTGGAGTAGTTCCAATTTTGGCAACATCTTTAACAAGATTAATTCCATCCACATACCATGGGTCATCGTTAGATAACACATTAGACATGTCGTGAACAAGTCCTGAGATACCAGTAAAGTCAACAACATTTTTTGTTACTTTACCAACGGTGTCAGTCCATGACATTACTGAGCATCCGCCCAACGAGTGAAGTTACGAAACGAATTAGATGCATAAGGAGATTCTGCATACGCTTTGTAAATTGGAAGAACTGCTTTTAATTTTACTAAATCTTCATTGTTTTGCATTTCTAACATTGCTGTAGATGCAAGTGCTTCAGGGCCTGCGCCATCACCATATAGTGCGCCATTAGAGCCTGGTTCATCTGGAAATTGTGTAAATGCTCCAAGTGGGGTAACTTCACCACCTGCTCTTAAATTACTCATTGTAGGTGCATTTTGTCCAACACCTTTAGGAGTAGTAACTCCTGATTTATTCATTGGTGCCTGTGTTTGTAATTCTAAAAAGTCTTGTGCATTTTCAATGCCTGCTGCATAACGAGCAGCCTGACCATCTGTACGGGCTGAACCTGCTCCTGGATTAGACACGGGTGCTGGGTTAGACGGAACTCTGTCTCCGCCACGATTATCTTTTGATGGTGTAGTTATCATTTTTTTCCTTTGCTATAAGAGCATTATTGTTGTTGAGCAGTTTTGAAACATGCTCAGGTTTTTAAATTACTTGCTTCCGCGAGTACCGCTAGGTTGCTTACTTAGCATTGTTACGGATGCGCCAGGCTTTGAAGCCTTTGGCATACCATCTTTGC